ATAGTTAAACCTTGCGCACTACCATCTGTAGGAGTCCACACCCCACGTTCGTAATGATCAAGGACTTCATCGCCTGAGACTGCAGATGGGGTGACTCCTGAAGCACTACTTGTTGTCTGAGCACCAAAGTCAATACCGTGATTGGCTGCTAAAACTAGGTTTCCGTCATTAATCTTCAGATCGCCATCTGATTGTATATCTACACCCTTTGTACCATCTCCACCTCCTCTAATGTAAAAAGTATCGTCACTATGACCATAGCCAATGTATCCAGCATAACGATCACTACTAGAAGTACCATCTGCAAACATGAGGTAGCCTGTATTACTACTTCCTGTGGCAATAGTGATTCCACCGCTGGCGACAGGCTTAATAACTAAGTGAGGAGAGTAATAATTGTTTGGTGCTGTAGTACCTATTCCAGTAGATCCGTCACCTAAAACTGTAAAAACACTTGTACCTCTACCTGCAATATTAAAAATAGTAGAAGTTGCTGCGTAATAATTAGCATCAATGAAAACGACTCCTCCATTTCTACCGTCTGCACCTGCGTTGTTGTTGCCTAAAACTTTAAAATAAGAAGCTGTAGTGCCGTTTGATGGAATTACTTCAAGACCCTGGTTACCCGAATTTTTTACTGGTGTAATTGTGGCACTTCCATCAGAATTTATCCTCATCCCTTCGATTAATGCCCCTGAGTTGTGATTGCTAACAGCAAAAGCTAGGTATCCAGAGGCATTAGTACTGGTTCCGTTTTCTTTAGCACCCTTAATAACTCCAAGATTTGTAGCAAAAGTAGAACTTGCTGTGGTACGTCCAGTGAAAGCAATTTGACCGCCTTTATCGACAGCCATAGCATCATTAGAACTGAACCAAGCGTTAGCTCCACCACCCGTTAGAGTTTTATTGGGACCAGTAACACCAAACTCAGCAGGGTTATTAGGCTCTGCTCCAGTGTTTAAAGTTGTACTTTCTGAAACATGGAATAAATGAGTGGGATCCGTACAACCAACACCTAATTTTGTGCCTGTCATTATGACTTGAGGTGTATCAGCTTCGAGGTTTCCGTTCCCTGTATAGAAACGCAGATCCATATTTCCTGAAGAATCTACCGCCTCACATCTAATACCTGCGTAATGAGGAGAACCAGTTGCATCATCTATATTCTTAAAGGCAACTGCTCCCATATGGGCACCAGCACCTACATTTGTTGAGACACTATTTCCAATAATAAGATCACCACCATCTCCACCAGATATTTCTAAAACTTTGGCTAAGTTATGGATTCCAGTAGGCGAATCTGTACCCAATCCGAGATGACCTGAGCTATCAAGCCTCATTCGTGGTTCTAACGATGTTGTTTCACCGCTATAAAATATTATTGTTCCCCTATCTGTTGCGCCAGACTGTCCACCTGCAAATTTAATAGCACCACCTGGGGAACTAGGGCCAGCTTTTATAGTTAATTGACCTTGAGAACTATTGGTTAATATAGAGTTTCCAGTCGTAACCGTTATAGTTCCATCAAACTTGGAATTACCTGTTACTTCAAGCTTTTCACTAGGACTATTCCCTGTTCCTATCCCTACATTTCCGCCGTCATAGTAGACATTCGTTCCATTCGTTACCCATTGCCCTGTTGGATCGTCTGTCCAAGAAAGAACCCCTGCTGTTGTACCTGCTAAAACTTGACCATTTGCTGTGGGGGCTGCACTTGGGAGAGTGTAAGAAACATCAGCCGCTAACGTATCTGGAGCTTGTAGAGAAACAAAGTTTGCACCGTTGGCATCTGCTTCTGCAAATCTTATTTGCTTGGCATTATCAATAATTAGGTTATTAGTTAACGTTCCACCAGTTGTTGCCAACGCAGCATTAGCAGTCGTGGCAGCCGCATCAGCCGCATCTTTGGCTACTTTCACCGCAGCAGGTGTAGCAGCCGTGGTTGTTGAACTAGAAGCTGCACTATCTGTTAATTGAACAACACCAACGACAGAAGTAGTTCCAGAAACAATCTTGCTTCCAGCAATTGCAGCATCACTCTTTATGTCAGCATTAATAATTGAATCAGTAGTAATAGCAACAAGACCTGCATTTGAAATGCTTATGTCTCCTGTAACGGCTACTGCTGTCGGAACGTTTGACCCATTACCAACAAGGATCTGAGCAGAAGTTAAAGCAGCTAATTTGGTAAAAGCAATTGCAGCAGAAGCGTTTATATCAGCATTTAATATTGTTCCATCTAAAATCATTGTGCTTGTAACTGTTCCCGTATCACCAGTACTAACTAAGGTTCCTGTGACATTTGGAAGACTTACAGTTCTATCAGCAGTCGGATCAATAACAGTTAATGTGGTCTCAAAATCATTAGGTGTTGAACCTTCAAAGATGATGCTTGAGCTTTGATTTAGATTTAATGCTCCAGTTAACGTTCCACCAGTAAGATTTAATTTCTCTGTGTCTAATTCTTCTAAAACAGATTGAACGTTTGTATTTTGAATACCTCCTGTTGCTGTGACTCCAATATTTGAAGCAACCTGACCAGCAATAAAGTTTGAAATATCAAGTTTTTCCCAAGTAGTTCCATTACTTAGGATCATGTCAGGAGGGTTAATTGTTACTGTTGGAGCTGGTGAAGTTCCTGTTCCCGACTTATCACAAACAAAGTAGTAACGATTATTAGCAGCAGAAGAAGCTTGAAGTGCAGCATTAATTGTAAAGCCTTGTGCTGTTCCTGCTGCTGTTAAAGATGTAATTTTATTTGTATCAGCTCTATAGTTACCTGCATAAATAATCTCACCAGAGGTGATAGTTACTGGCTGGAACGCTGATCCGTCATACACATATAAGTCGTCATTCGTTAAGTCATAGAAGAATTGACCTTTAAATTCTGCGGTTGGGAAAGTAACAACTCCAGAAGTTGACTGAGCACCAGTGAATTGACAGACAGATGAATCTGCAAACTTAACCCCTGTAATTGTATTCGTACCAAAACGGCCTATATCAAACGTTCCAGACGTTATTTTTGTTGCAGATAAATCAGGAATATCTCCCGCTATTAAATTTCCACCAGACGTTACAACTCCTTTTACATCTACTGTTACTTTTCCATAGGTTCCAGCAGTTACTCCACTTGTTGAGGTTGAGATGGCACCTGAACCATCGACACTAATTCCTCCTCCAGATGTAACTAAAACTGCACCTTTAGCAGAGGTCGTTGCAACAGGAAGGTCACTAGCTACTAATGCTGTTGTTGCCGTAATTTGACCTTGAGCGTTATAAGTTATTCCAGAGATTGTTGCAGCAGTAACGCTATTAGAAAGAGATAACGCACCAGCTCCAGTAACAGCTAAGCCAGTTCCAACGGAAACTCCACCAACAGCAGATGTGGTTGCTAAAGGAAGATCAGCAGCAGCAAGAGCAACCGTTCCAGTAATCAATCCTTGAGCGTTGTATGTAATTCCAGAACGAGTAGCGGCTGTAACTGTGTTATTTATTCCAAGATTTCCTGAAGCTACATTTAGTGATCTATCAATATTTGCTGTTGCTAATTTCGCTGCTGTAATTGTTCCATCAGTTATTTTTGCTCCACCAATTCCACTGGCAATTTTTGCATCTATTACGGCTAAAGCTGCTATGGCTCCACTGTCTACAGCGTTGTCTGCTAATTCAGAAGCAGTTACAGAGTTAGCTGCAAGTTGAGTTGAACCAATCGCTCCTGTTGCAAGAATTGTCCCAGGTAAATTTGCCTCTAATTTCGCAGCAGTTACATTTGCATTTAATATTTTTACTGTCGTTACGGCATCAGCAGCAATAGCACCAGCATCTACAGAATTATCAGCTAGTTCTGAGGCTGTAATTGCATTTGCAGCAATTTGAGTAGCAGTAATTACATTTGTACCTATTTTCCCTGCTGTTACGGCTTCATTGGCAAGCTGATTAGTTGTAATAGCAAGAGCAGCCACTTTGGCAGAAGTGACAGAATCAGAAGCTAATTGAGTTGCAGTTATTCCATCTGTTGCAATTTTTGCACCAGGAATATCCCCATCACTAAGGTTTAATTTTGCATAAGCAATTGTTGTATCTAATAACTTTGTTCCTGCAATACTTCCTGCCAGTTGTGCATTAGTTATCGTTCCAACTAGGTTTGTAGTTAAGTACCCAGTTCCGTCAGTAAGCAAAAAAGCAGGAGTAGCATCTGTAGCCCCGAGAGAAATACTGATCCCGCCAAGAGAGATACTTGAATTTGCAAGCTTGACATTACTAACAGCTCCATCCTGTATTGCTCCACCTGCTACTTGGTTTGTTCCTAACGTTCCAACCTTGGCTGCTGGTATATCTCCTGCATCTAAAAACTGTGCGGCTGCTGCAACAATGTCTTTTACAGTTACCTTTTTAGTCTCAGTTGCGCTTATATCAGCAAGAGCTAAAACATCAGTCGCTTGGATACCCGCCTCGGCTAATGCGGGTAAGCTAGTTATCTTCAGATCAGCCATTTACAAGTTAACGAAACACCTTTGTAAGTAGTTTAAACCTGTTCGAGCATTATGCGACTATCATCTTCCTGAAGAATCCGATCTGTGTCCTCCTGTAATAGAACACCAGGGACATCACCGATCTTTAAACTAACCACTCCATTCGTTACAAATTCAATTCTTGTCTCGATAATTTCAGAAGCAGATACAGTTACAGCAACGTTAGTAATAATGCAATTCGCTTCATAATAAACATTATTTTTGGCATTATTGTTATCTCTATAGATATAAAAGACACCGTCAAAATCTGAGCCCTGCTGTGTCCTAACTACTAATTGAGCAAGATAAAAGGGAAATTCTGGATCAACTCCATAATTATTAGCACGATCCTCTGAATCGTATGTATGCTCCCAAATACAATTCATGGAACCTTGACCACTGATTAATCCAGCTTCATATTGATTTCTAAATTCATCTCCAAGGTTTGTTAAGTCAACTTGCTCCCTACTGGTTGTCATTTCAAAATCCCTAACCTTTGCTAAATGCCTAAAGTTGTCATTCTTGGTTGTAAGAACAATATCTTTAGCAGCACTTGGAGCCACAAGAGTTAAAGCATTTGCTTGTAAACCTTCTATAGCTGCTGCAAATGTACTAAATAAACGGATACCACCAACAGGATCAATATTGATAAACCACTTTCCATCTGGATAACTATGACCATTGACAAGCTCAAGATTTGAACCGTCAGCAGTTTCTATTACAACTTGATCACCTGTAATTAACGAGCCAGTGCTGTGGTCAAGACTAAATCTTTTGCTGTCTACGTTGACATCATAAGGATCTAGCTTGGTTCTAATCCCGCTACTTAACGTGTCCCTTTTTAGGGCAATTTGCCCAGATTGTCCAAAGTAAACGCCCATTAATCAATTAAACCTACAGAACCATAAGGTTGGCCGTTTGCTTCCCAAGTAATATCCGCAGAGGCAACTTCGCCTACTGCCGTATTCATTGAAACGCCTGTAATAAAGACAGAAAATCTAATATCTCTAACATCTGTTGAACCTGTTGTCATTTGCATTTGTAAAATAACTTGATCCGACACATCAGTACTATCACCGCCAGCGTCACCTGCTGACGATCCCGTTTTTATTGCAATAGTCAAAATATCATGCAAGTTTGAAGCTCCTCCAGTAGTAGCAACGTAATAAAATAAACGGCAACTTCCTGAATAACTTCTCACCCCTGGCTTTAAAGTTCTATCTGTATCTCCTAGCGAAGTTGTTTCTAGTACAGCCATTGAACTAGAAAAAGACCAAGACTGAACCTTAGCCACTTTGGTGGTGTTTGCCCCTATGTAGAGTTCTCCATCACGTCCAGAATAAAAACCCACAACCTTAAATTAAAACGTTGTTCTTATTATATGGGTGCATCCAAGCAAGCAACAAAACTACAGCTAACATTACTCAATCCTTTAAAGGTACTTGTAACAGTTGGAGGGTTGCTAAACCTCCATTTTAAAGGGGAGGTGTACTTCGCTATCCTTTGTAAGAAAGAATTTTCGCTAGGGTTATGATCAATGCCTGCTAAGACTCCAAAAGGGCCAGCAGACAAGTTTATAAAATTTGTAGGATCTGCTTTGCTGTCAAAATAAGCTGTCAGAATAGCGTTTGCACTACCATCCTGTAGATTTGAAAAAGACAGACTTAAAGTTGCGTTAATCGGCTGATTACCAAAACGTAAATAAGTCTTAGTCCCGTCTAAAGATTCAAAAGTAGTTTCTGGGTATTTACCAGGAGTAAAACTTCTTGAACTAGGTTTTACATCAGGAAATTGAATTTGAGTGCCCATCTTCAATCCTCAATAACAAAACGAGAACCAGCCTTATTAAAGCGAGAACCCCATCCTTGTAATATAGCCAGTTTACCGTCGCTAGTTAGCTTGACATAAGAAGCTGCTAAATCAATCAAACCATCTTCTCCGAATGTAATACTCTCAACCTTATAGCATTGATCTGTGTTCTCAGTTTCTTTAACAGTAAACAACGTTCCAGCGTATGTTTTGACGGCATCTGAATCTGAAAAGTCAACAGTATCTTCTCTTACTTCTTGATCAGAAGGCTTCCAATAATAAAAGGGTTTAGACCCTGTAATCGTATCTTTACTTACAACAGTGCCATCTTCAAGAATCGCGCCATTATTAAATCGACTTGTATGATTTGTTGTTGAAAATACCCTTATATAATCACCAGGCTTAACTCCATTAACGTAATGAGGAGCCGTTTTAAAACTAATACTGTGATCCGTATATTCTCTAATACTTAAAATATGTTTTGCATAATCCAAAGCATGGCCCTCAGTAGTGCAGAAGCCTGACATGTCATAGGTTTCAATCGGATCGTCTTCATGTTCTGAACCTTCAAGTCTAATAATTGTTGATTTTGTTTCAGCAAATCCATTTAACTTTTCTTCTCGATAAAGAACATTTGCTTTAAACGTTTGCCTATCTTCAGGAGAAAGAAACTTAACTTGTAAATCTTTAATATTGCCATCAGTAAACAGTGCTTTAATCTCAGGCTTTCCTCCACGATTAATTGTATAGTCGCTATTAAAAGGAACAGCAGGATATAGACTAAATTCTCCTCCAATAATTGTAAAATCAAGCAAACAATATAAACCTTGTTCAAAAATAAACTGTCTTAAATTAACTCTACTTGCAATCATTCCATCCCAAAAATACCCGTTAGCCTTGCAGAATTTTGAAGCTATCACCAAATTAGCTTTGTTTACTGCTTTATTAGATATAACCTTCCCAGCTCCTAGTCTTTTATCTGTTAACAACGCATAAGCAATATCAGGAAATAAACTTGTAGAACCAGTTCCGCCACTAGGTTTTCTGATTCTTATTCCTTGTTGGATATAAGCAGAGAACTGAGTAAAGTTTGACCATTCTTTTGAACTATCAACCCTTAAACCTGCATACGCTAAATTTTCATAACTTGCCCTGTCATCACCTTCTGTTCTGACAATCTCATTACAATAAACGATCGTATGTTCAGGACCATTCAAATGACTGGATTTATCTGCTTGGTATTTCCAAAAATCAGCAGCAGCATCAAATGGATTTAAATTATCTGAATAACCTTTAAGTCGTTGAGCACCAACTGGCACTTCATGAACATCTAAAGCAACAACTTGATCAGGCATCCCACTTGTTGCAGGAATAGTAATACTATCTCCTGTTCTGTAATCCTTCCCTGGGTTGCCTTCCATCATAAATGTTGCATAAACCTGATTATCTCGGTTCCAAACTTTTAAACGAACTTGAAGATTTTCCCCTGCGGTAGAATTGCTCGTCACAGTAATTTTCTGGTCGTAATTAGGAGTATATTTTGTTTCTAAATCTCTTGGTTCAATATTATCAGGGAATGAATAACTATTTTTACCAAGTGTCCAAAAATAATGAGTACCAGTTACAGCATGTTCAGGATTAGATACAATCCACTCTGTATTACTCAAAGATTCTTCACTTAATAAATAAGTTAATCTGCCAGCAAATTTAACTGTATATTCGTTAAAATCACCTGCAACATATTGCTGTACAGAAGCTTGAGTTGTTGCACTATTAGCATTTAACAGTGAAGCTGTAAGCGTCCTGTTACCTGCTTCAACTTGTCTAATTACATCGTTACCAGGCCAAGGTAAGAATCTATATTCATATTGATCATACTCATGGTCAATTCTTATATAGTTATATTGAAATTCAGGAGTATTACCCATAACACAAAACAATCCTGAATGAAATTCAGCATCTTTAGGCTTCAACCAATACCAACTATCCTCAGATCCAGCTTTTCTTACTTGTAACTTAAAGAAGCTAATCCTTTTAGTATTAGTACCAAGCTGTCCTAATTGTATCCCTGAATTATTATCAATAATAGATTGAATAGACCCTTCAGTAGGTTTAGTATTTACATTTGCAGTTTGTATCTGTTTAAATACTTTAGACTTTAAACCTATCTCTGTTATATCACATTTTCTGTTATCAGAAACAGTTCCAATAGTTACTTGTTGAAGGGCATATCTTGAATGTGGAGGGTAGACTTGATCGTAAAACTGACCAACATAATATTTATCATTTTTAATCCTCCATAAAGGACTGGTTGCGTCATTGTAATCCCATACGGGGTTGCTGCAATGAGTCCCTAAATTAGGCTCTGGAAGACATTCAAATCTTCCCCCTTCTTCTGTAACTTTAAAAGTATAATTTCTTGTCTTTGACTTCTGTGCTTCCCAAGGTGCTCCAGGGTACTGTTGGTCATCAAGTCCTGAGTCCACACATGTTACTAAAGCAGTTCCAGCCATGTATTGTTCTCCTACTGCGATGTATTGGTCAACTGATTCTCTAACAGAAGAAGTTACAGCATCTACATCTTTTACACCAGTGGAAGAATAATTGCCGTATGGACCATGAGCTTGGAAAGCATTAAAGTTCCCTTCATTACTTTGTTCATTACTATCACCACCGACAACTTGATATGTAAGGTCAGTGCCTACAGATAAATCTTGTTCACCCAGTTTTTGAGTAGCATTCCCACCTTCTGCAAAACCACATCTCATAGGCCAAGCACCGTTCTGCTTGACTCTTCTTGGAGCCATCTTTCTATTAGCAGGTCTATGTTCATCTTTATTTTTATTATTCCAACGGATTAATTCATAAGGTAAATTAAAATAAGTACAATTTGGCATTGGTGAACTTAAGCCAAATGTTGCTTGTGTTGTGGGGTTTCTTGTACCAGAAAAATATGATTTATTATCAATTTTAAAAGCATCTTCTGCAACGCTATCAAGTAAATTAGGGTTATATTTAGCTGCACCTTTAGAAAAAGGAATATTTTCTCCATCCGTTGTAAAGGTTGGATTAGTTTTTAAAATCTTATCGGCGTGATAATTAGAGATTAATAAATCACCAATTGCATAACCTTTAAAATCAGGTACAGCAGCTAATTCACCCAAAGAAAATAAAGCACGAATTTTTAATCGCTGAAAACGACCCAAGCTAACAAGCTGCGACCACATCATCTGTGATGCAACCCTTACTCCACCATTAGGATTGTCATAAATTCTATCTGTAAAAGTAAGAGGAATTAAATCTCCTAAATTTGCTAATTCTTGAACACTATTAAAACTATTTTGTGGAGCAAATCTTTTTGTACCTGCTACATCTGCTGTTCTTTGTTGTGTCCCTTGTTTCTGTTGTTCAGGTTTAGGCGTTAATAAATAAGAAACAAAAGCAGAACCAGCAGCTAGTCCTAAAGTTACCCAACCACCTCCTGTAAACCAACCAATGACGGCAGGTAAATTAACGATGTCAGGGACTAGATCATACGCTTCAGGTCTTTCTTTTGTTTTTGCTGCTACACCTTCTAAAAATTTAAAATATTCTTCTTCTGTTAAACCTAAAGAATTACAGAGGTCTGCTTCCGTTGGAAGTAGCACCCTACGACCGAAAGGGCTTCTAGCGGCGACCATATCACCACCTGGTCTTCTAATGTCCTTCGGTAACTCAGCCATCCTTCCTCATAATAAGCAGCCATGCCATAACCATCATCTGATTTGCATAAGCCAATTGTTCCCAGTTTAGGGGGTGATTCAACTCCCCACCGATTTAATTCCTCAAAATAGATACTGTAGTCTTTTTTCTTTAATCTTCGATACCAATCACGCTCTCCTTTAGGAACAGTAAAACCATAATTAGCTAATACTGTACGAACCAAAGACAAGCAATCACCAGCATTATGTTTTGCAGGATCAGCACCTAAACGATAAGGGAGACCGATTAATTCGTAAGGCTTCAAAGATTTTGAACCTGCCCTGTTAACGGTAAACGAGAGCATCTACCTCTGGTTAATGTTTGCTGTGGAGCGTTTGCACCAACAGCATCAATAGCAGAAGACAGTGCTAATTCAATAGATTGAGAGTCATACCCCATACCAGCAGCAAGCCAATATTCAGCCGTTAAAAGTCCTCCATTCTTTGCAGCAGTATCTTTATTAAAATCATCCGTCATTAAAAATGTTTCAACTTTTATGTAATATTTTTTCTCTACAAAATCTTTGACATAAGCCATCGTTATTGGGCTATTAGCAAGAACGATAGATGCTTCTAAATTATCACCAGAGCGATTCATTGCAGCTCCTTGATAAAGGAAAGATAGGAAGTCATGCCCATCCACTGCCTCATGCTTACCATTCTGAAATCTATGCTCTACATCACCATTAGAATTTTCAACAGTGATAAAAGCAGTTAAAGCAACAACAGTCATCAGATTCCAACCCTTGCTCTAGATCCTCTGCTATTTCGCAGAGTAGACATTGTTCTAGCTTCTCCTGCTGCTGCACCTTTGGATGCTGCTGAATTAATGATCTGACCTATTGCAGATTTAGGGACAAATTCTTCAGAATTAAAGTTCAATATTGGACCAGAGTAGTTAACAGTGGTTGACGAACCAGAAGCCCCTCCTCCTGAAGATTGACCAGTACCAGGGATAACAGAATCACCCCTAGCACCTGCTGAATACCGTTGCATTGACTGAGCCATCTTAGAAGCTGGAATAACGTACTCATCTTCCCCTGCTTCTCCCACAAGCCCGACTGTTGGTTTTGTAACAAGACCACCAGAAGCAAACGGTCTGATTCCATTTTTGACATATCCACCTTCAGCCATAGGAAGACCAAACGCTCCAAAGATTGCTTTCTTTAACATTAAGCTTGCAATTTGTTTAGCAATTCCAGCAAGTGATTCTCCAAGAGATTTTGTTCCGTCTATTAATCCCATAACAGCACTATGTAATCCACTTGCAATAGTTTCTTTGACTCCTTCAAATGCTTCTTTTAATTTATTAACAGCAGGAACAGATTTGTTTTCTGTGTTACTTGTTCCTTTTTCAAGTTCTATATTTGTTTCTTTAACAGTACCAAGATATTGCTTCCAAGCTTCATTAATATCGCCTCCTGCCTTTGCAATTGCATCTTGGAATTTAGTCATGTCAATAAAGCGTTCATTTCCTTCTTCATCTTTATTCCATCCTTGTAAATCTCCTTTCAAATCATTAAAACCTTCAGCAAAAGGTTGAGCTGCACTACTCGCTACCGAGGCAACTTTCTCTCCTGCTCCTTTTAAAAATTGTTTTAATTTATCTGGGATAGCATCCCAAACTCTTTTTATTCCTTTACTAATAAAATCAAAAATCCTTTTAAAAATATTGCTAATTATTTCTGCTAAACCCACAAAAATGTCTCTTAATCCTGTTGCAAAATTCATAAATCTTTCTTTTGCGTCAGTTATTACTTCAGGAATTACCTTAAATAACGGATCAAAAGCTAAAGCAATAGAGCCAATTGCCGTTCCTATTGCTGTTGCAACAGCCTCTACTAATTGAAAACCTTTTTCAACTTTTTCTAAGAAGAATGTCCAAGACTTTGTAATTAAGACAATTGCACCATTTCCTTTGCCAAACTGCTCTTCAAAAGCAATTCCTATCCCTCCTAACAGTTTAAATAAGAGACGGAACGGAAATACTACTGTTTTAATTGCTATAGCTAATCCATCAATTACAACCGAAATTCCTTGCAACGTTATCCTTATTGCTGCACCTAACTCACTTTGATCTGCAAATAAATTACCAAACGAATTTGCAACTCGCTTCCATGCCCCTTGAATTGTGTTACTTGCTCTTATTTGTGCGGCGGCGGCGGCTCCAGAAGCCTCTTCTTGCTTCTTGATAAGCTCAGCATATCTTTCTAAATTATTTAATACTGGAGCCATTGTTTGTATTGCTTCCTGTCCAAATATTGCAATCAAATCCCCCATATCTAAACCTTCAAGCTTTTGTAGCGTTTTTAATAATCCGTCCTGTGCCAGTGTTGTTGCATTTATTTCTAGACCTAATCGTTCAAAATGTTTTTGTGCTCTAGGACCAGATAATCTAGCTAAAGATGCTTTTAACCCAGTGAAGGCGATCTCTGCATTTACCCCCGTAGCAGTCGCTAAGGCCATTGCTGCATTTATTTCTTTCAGTGGAACTTTTAGAGAAGCAGCAACAGAGGCAACCTTACCAATACCAGCCGCATATTGAGCAACGATTATTTTTCCATCATTCTGAGTTTGTATAAATTGATCAACCAAGAATCCAGCTTCTTCTGCACTTTTTCCGTAAGCATTTAGAACACTTGTAGTAGCATTTCCAACGGTATTAATATCACTAAAACCACCTGTTGCACCTTGACTTGCTGCCTTTAAAACTAAAGCAGCATCAGCAGCACTTGAGAATCCAGCAGAAGCCACGTCATAAGCAGCTCCAGTTAATTCTGCTGTGCTGGCAGATCCGTTTAATTCAATAGCAACTAGCTTTAACTTATCAATTAAAACATCAGAATCACCTCCTAGAGTTTCAAACTTTGCTGCTGCAAATTCAATACCGCTAAGTGTGTTAAACGCTGCTCCTATTCCTGCTATTCCAGCAGTAAAGCCAGCCATCATGCCAACTGTACTTTTCATAGCAGTATTTAGAACTTTTATTCCTACTGCACCAGCTTTTGCTTTTATTCCTGTTAAAGCAGCAGCATTCCCAAATAAACCAACACCTTTTGAAGCTTTTCCTGACTTACCTGCTAAACGATCAAATGCTTTCTCTACTTTTTTTGCACCACCCTCTAATACTTTTAATTTTTGCGGGGCACCGCCAGTATCAAGCTTAATTCCAACTGTTGAAATTAACGAAGCCACATTCTGATTTTCTGTTATGTATAGATATTAGCCGTACTTTGCCCTTCTCATATTATTTTCATGCTCTTCGTTTAAAAGATCAAAGTAAGCAGACCAAATTAACAGCTCTTCTTGTGTAATTTTTTGATTTAATTCTTGCAACGTATAGCCCAATTCTTTTGCTACTCCTAATTGAAGTTGTAAAAAATTATCTTTTTTAAGTGCTTCCTTTATTCTTTTGGGTCAAGGTCATCTACCTCCTCTTGTTGAGGTATTAATGCAAGCATCAATTTATCCATAATTTCTGCGGTAACTTCATTCCTTAATTCATCAATCTGACCAGCTTGAAACATCCTCCTTCCATCTTCGTGCATAGCCTTCCGAACGAATAAACGAATAGCAAAAGCATTCATATCATCCTTTGCTCCTTTCATTGCCTGTTCTCTTTCGGCCATGGTCATAGGAGTAGCCCAAAATTCAAATTCCCCATCCGCTAATGTTACGACCTTTCTTTCTGCTGTTAAGTTAGAAGCTTTTTTTAATCGTTCTAACGGACTAAGTTTTACTTTTGGTGCTGCCATTTTAAATAATTGGGGTTGTATATACAAATTTAGACAATAAAAAACCCTTGAGCAACATTAGCCCAAGGGTGTTAACCGATTATTAGGAAGTAGAACTTAAGTCAAAGGTTGGTGAACCTGTTGGCCTAAATGCAATCTCAACCATTTGAGCATCATCTGGATTGATGTTCCAACTTGCAGAAAGTAAAGCAGCATCCATTGAAATACTTCTACTTAATGCTTCAGTTGATTGCTTATCTGTGTAAAGCCTAAATGCAGCTCCAACTTGCTGACGTTGTAAAACATCTTCTACAAGTCTGTTAGATAAAGCAGCATCTTCATCCGTAACATAAACGCTTGCATTACCTGAACCATCAGCAAAGCCAGGAATATAAGCTTTAAATGGTGCTGTTTGTCCTACGGTTTGGCCAATAGTTGTTACGTCTATTTCAGCTCTTGTTACTTCAAAAGACCAAGATTGAACTTGTCCAATGGCAGCGTAATCGTTGTAATAAACCTCAAACTCATTAGGAGCTGCTGCTGTTCCAACATCAGTTAGGTTTACATCAGAGCCGCCATTAGTAGCAGAAACTTTCAAAGCTCCTGTTGCTGCAGTGTAAGCACTAACGTAATAAGTTGTTCCAGCAGTTAATCCAGCCGGTAAAGTTCCTGTTCCTGATCCTCCAGAAGAAGAATCAACAACCTGAAATTTAACTGGATCTCCTACTTTTAGATTTAAGTAAGATTGAACAACCATAGTTTCAGTTCCAATGGTCACGTCTGACGGTGAGAATGTACCAGTGGTTCCAGCAGGTTTGTAATAAAGGGCACCTGATGTACCCGACAGGACAGTGACAGCCATTGAATTAAATTAGTCTAAGTATGCGTCAAATGTAGCTGAGAATTGCGTTTGATAAAACGCTTCTTGCTCTGCTGGTTGTATTGTAGCTAATCCTGCACAAGGATCAAAAATAAGACTACTAAATCTTGCTCTGTCAAACTTATCTTTTATTCTCTCTCCTATTGTGTAATTCGCTCCAGCTCCTACTCCAGCAGGTGTAAAGATATTAATAGTTAAAGTTCCTGTCTGTCTGTTAAACGATTTACCAGTAGAAGGTGCTTCTAATGTTGCATAATTATTTCCTCCAAATCGAAGGAATACTTGAATCCAAGGCGTGTTATTAGGAGGGGTAAATGGTGCATTTTGATAAGCGACAGGATAAGCAGGACTTAATGCCATTTCTGTGGCAATACGTCCTTCTATAGCTGCTCTAACGTCATTAAAAGTGCTGCTCATTTGATATTACCTGCATTTTGATTTACCCAACTTTGCATGTCTTTAGCAATCTGTTCAATCCAACCAGGACTTGCTTGCTTGCTGTGTCCTGTTGCTAATGCTTCTGCATAAGGAAGTGAGTTATGGATTGTATAAGTATTTCCAATTTTTTCATTTCCAGGGTTGTAGTTCATCCCTCTAGGCTCATTTTCTCCTCCACCTTCTTCTCCTTCATATTCACCTGTGCCGTTTTCTCCTATCTGCCAACTATTTCTAAATCTTCCAGTATCTACAGGGCTTTCTTCCTTCAACATACTGTCTGTATGAAGAACAGCAGCTTGCAAAAGCCTTTCATAATCATCACGCAGCTCATTACTCCATTGACCAATAGTAACCTTTTTAGCCATTACAACCTCAGAATTAGTTCATAGCTAATAGCAGTATTACCTTGTTCTGTTGTTTCAACTCGGATTATTTGATAAACCTTAGAACTAATAACAACACGATCTGAAACTGTTGGAGTGTAATCCAAATCAGACGCAGCAATTGTTAAACGTTTATCAGTTGCTTTTACTAAATCATCAACTTGTCTTGCAACAACACCTTCAACAAATCCTTTAATAGTTGTATCCGCTGTTGTTTCTCCGACTGTTCCTGTAGTGGTGTTATATGCATTTCCTGTAACTTTACGAATTGTTACACTACCTCCTACAGCCTTGAGGACTTTACTCGCTGCTTTTCTAAAGCCTTTAGGTTTTACTGGCATTAGATCCTATAAGCAATAACTGATCCTGCACTTGTTTGAGTAATGCTGGTGAAAACTCCTTCAATGTCTGTACTTGCTTTTAGATCAATTCCAGAAACAGTTGAAGAACCATTCTTAGTGACATTTGGAGAAACTAAAGTAACAGTCGAATCTGTTAAACAAGTAATTTTCCCAAACCTCCCAGTATGGGCGTTTGTGTCTGTGATGATGATTGCAGCAGGATAAGTCATTCCCATTAGCTTCGTTTTACAGCGATGTTTCCAGGTCCACTAATTCTAATGCCTGTGAAGTATCTTTCAAACATTGGTGGGACACGATCAGCACCAACAGCACCATAAGAATTAGGAGTTGCATCCAAAGATCCAACTTTAATATTCTGATAATCTTCTAATCCACTAAGTCCTAGACCGTCTTTATTGTTATTCAAATAAACAGATAAAACAGCTAAGGCTTTCTTTATTTGATCTGGTATTTCTGTATCTGTAAAGTAATCAGTCGTTATACGAAAAGGAAACCCAGTTGCATAAGTATTGATATAAGTATCAGGCTTTCGTACTCCTGTACGAGGCCATTGTAAAGCTTGTGTGTCTGTTGCTCTTGCACCTAAAAATCTTTCACGGTCAATCCGTTGAGTTGCTGAATATAAAGCTCTGTTTTTTTGATCAGTTGTAGCAGTTCCCCAAGCAACAACATCATCGTCTTCCATCAGACCATCAATAAGATCTTGTGTATCAGAAAGACTTAAATAGCTGTTAGCGTTAGCTGCTCCTGCTGTCGCTACTATCGTTATTGCCATTAGAAGAAACTTTGGGTTTACGCTTACGTTTTTGTTTTGGCTTAACAGGAATAGAGGCCACCTGTGCGGCAGCCTCCCTTTCCTTCATTCGCCTAAATGCGAACATTCCCATTAGCTAGATGCACCTTTTACAAGAGCATAGTTAATGACAATTGCCTGACTTAAAGAACCGCCAGAAAGATTTCCAACAGTAACTTTAAAAGAGCCAGCAGCAACAGTAGAAACAACGAGCCAATAAGCACCCGCAGTTCCACCTGATCCGTGGTTAACAACTACAACGTCAGTTGCAGCTACACGATCGTTGTTGACTTGAAATGTAACTTCTGCGCCGTCTGCCAAAGCAGCAGCGTTCATTGTTACCTGACCTGACTCTGTATTAAGAGTCACAGCCGTTGATTTGTTAGTTGCTTGAGTAACAGTTCCACCAGTTGTGTAACCAATAGCCTTACCAGCAACGGCTTCAAATTGTGATGCCATAATTAGTTACCTCTAATCCTGAGCAGAAACATTGGTCGCTCTCACGATGCCAATATTCTTTTGCTCGTAGACTTTCGACCAGTTGCCTACGGTTTCAAGTTGAGCACGAGTTGGGTTAACAGTTGTCACTGCCCACTTAGTACCAACAGGATGATATGTGTAATGAAGATCAACAGCCATTGCATCAGATTTTGCAAGGATGTCTCTGTCTGTCTCAGTAGTCAAACCTGCTTGCTCACCAGAAGCAATTGCTCCAGGGGTGAAGAAATAAGTTGAATACTCAGTAGTTGCTCCAGAACCAGTCTTGGCTACGTCATCAGAAACGATAACTCTTAATCCGCAATAAGTTGGGACAGCACCATTACTACCGTAAGCAGAAACGATTGAACCACCAGATGCAGTTGCACCAGCATTAGTATCACCAGCGACAACATAATCCACTAATTTTCTCTCAACGAGATCGTAGTAGACCTTTGAGTGCATACAAACAGCAGAAAGCTGATCACCTGCATCTCCAAGAATTGACTTGGCTTTTGCTACATGCTTAGGACTTAAACCTGTAGGAGTGTCACCACTCTCTGAGTCAATACAATTAGCAAATAAAGCAGAGTTGCTGTCATTTGCATTAATCGAACCAAATACTCCAGACAATGCTGATAGCAAGTCTTTCTGTCTTTGGTGAGCGATATACGCACCAACTTTTGAACCAATAGCAGCCATTGGATCAGAGCCAGCAGCTAAAGCCGCCAAGTCTCTTGCTTCCCAGGCACGACCTCTGTGAAGAATTACAGAAATCTGCTTATCAGCTTGAATTTTGCCAGGTGTTAAAGAACTGCTATCAGTTAATACCTCAAAATCTCCTGAAAGATTTGCTTTCCAAAATGGAACATTGACGAAATCACCACCTTCAGTCGCATTAAGCTCAGCCATTGGTTGAACCACACCGCTTGCCAAAAAGGCATCACGCTGAGTTGTTTGCTCAATCAAATACGGCGTAAAGACCTCAGGAATGATTACGTCCGACCTTACGGTGGCCATAAAAATTACCAGAAATTAGTTTTACGATGTGGGTCACAAACCCG